AAGCTGATTAAGATCACGCGCCATGAGAACCGCGTTATTACGAATGATCGGGGCCGTATCAGACGCGACACCGGCGTTAATCTTGGCAATCACCAGACCATTGATATTCGAGTCAGGCGTGTCAGCGGTGAACACTTCGAGTTTGCCGCGCGGGGTCGTACCATGCGACTGTGACGGGTCTTCAACAGTAACCGCGATCTTGTAACTGTTGGTGGAGTCTGCGAGTTGTACGGTCGTATTGGTGGTGATGGCGTAAGTGTACGCGCCGAGACCATCCCACGGGCTGATGGTACCGCAATGAGGTTTCACGGTAACGGTCAGACCGCTCACCGTGACCAGAGGACTCGGAGAACCGTAACGAATGCCAGACAATCCGTTGAACGCGCTACCATCCGACGGTACTAATAAAGGATTGATGGCGTGCCTGTAATCGTCCGCCGTATACTCCGGGGAACCGTTCTTAGCGGTAAGCGGGTGCATGATGATAGCCATAATCATTCCTCCGAATCGTCTACGACCATTTTATCTTTGTCAGTGGATAGAGCATCAACCTTAGCTTTGAGCGCGTCTAATTCATCCGCTACCTGTTGAGCGAGTCGGAGCGCCGCCACACCAAGCATGGGGTAGTTGATACCTACCAGCGTGCCGTCTTCATCGTATTCGCAGAAGAACCCCAATCCGTTTTCATCCAGATCGTCGGCGATCATGCCGACCAACGGCTGCGCGTCATCAAGATTCAGGTTCTTATCATCCTTCATCCGATATATGCACCACTTCACCTTGCGGAGAGCGGCAACGGGAATGTAGTCGTCCGCGTCCACGATATCGGTCTTCACTGCACGAATCGACTGAGCCGTGCCCATAGTACCGTCAGACAACACCCACACCGCACGCCAAGAGCCTGACGCAAACACATTGTTATAAGCGTTGGCGACACCAGTACCACCACGATTGGGAGCCAATACACCCCAGTTCCACGTCTGAGTTTTAACGTCAATCTCGGCACGGGTGTAACTGTTGCGAGTGATGCTTTCCTGCACACGTTGGTCAAGATTGTTCGTCAGCGTCTGCACTTCCTCATACATTTTCGTGATCTGATCGATCATAGGTTTAACGCTGGTAACGATGCTCGGCGGCAGTTCCTGCAACTGGCGTTTAATGTCCAAGAACTGGCGTGCTGTAGCGTCCGCGCTATCTAGACTGAACTTGAATTTGCTCGGCATTCGTGTCCTCCTGCTGCAATATAGGTGTGATGTTCCACGCCTGACTAAAATCTATCTCGTACCCGATGATACGGGCGGTACCGTGATTATGGTCGGGGAAATGCTCGGCGTCTTCTTCCACTGTCCACGATATGAGGTCGCCCGGATTCCACTCCTCATACACCATCGGAGCGGAAAGCAGACTCAAGCCCATAGTGATGGTCTGGGTACCGTTCTGCATCTGCAACAACGAGGACTTGGCGTGTTCGTTCAGCGTCGCCTTGTTCGTGATGCTGGTTGACGGTTGGAACACATATTCCAGCATGGGCCTGTTAGATTGGTTTGCGATCATCCAATCGGATTGCGGACGGTCGCCAGCGGCAGCCGTACTCACAGCCATTACCGCGTTAGCGCCATACCCGTTCGTGTAATCCTCCAACAGGTTGAACGTGGTCATAACGCTTTCATCGAACGTCGTACTCGGAGTGGTGGAACCGATATGGTCGGCTACCGTCATCACAGGCTCATAATGCCCGTCGTTGATGGCACGCCATGATGTACCCCATTCCGGCCCATTCAAAACGTTCGCAAGCTCTTGTAGTACACTTAGCAGTGTTTTGTCGCTTCCGGCTTCATATGTGCGGTCGCGTTTGATCTTACTCGGGGACGCTTCGACAACGAGGTTGAAACGGTGGTTTTTAAGCGTGGTGGTTACGAGGTCTTCCACGATCTCGCACTGGTCACGATTCGTGTACGTATGATCCTGTACGTACACGTTATCGAGATAGTGTTCGACGGTTGCCAACGTCAGTGTTAATCCGTCTCCGCGCATTGCACGCTCGCGTTTGACCACGATACCGCCCCACAGGACGGTAGATTCGCGCAACAGGAGTATGGCGACCTGATACGGTGTGGTGGCTTCATCCCAATTGCGGGGAGCGTTGCGCCACGGGAGCGTGGCCGTTTCGCTGGTTGTTTCCTCAAGACGGTACGTCAGGTGGGTTAGTTGGAGGTCGGAGAGTTCGGCTATCACCGTGCCGTCGTTCAACGTGACGGCGATGAACTGCAATCCGGAACGCTGCCACAATACACGCGCCGTGTCAGAGTATAAGCCGTTCGACTGCGGCAATCGGTTAGAAAGAAAAGGCATCCGGCACCTCCTTAGATGTAAGCCGGGTTGAACGTGACCGTCATCCATGCGTTATCCGATGGTTCCTCGGCGCTGAACATCCAGATGTTCTCGCCTACCTCCGCGTAGCTCCATTCTCGTCTAGTCACACTGCCACGTGCCGGATCGGTGCCATCTATAAGAATCTCATGAGTGGCACCGTCGATAAGAATGTAATGACCCTCACCCAAACTGAGATCGAACGCCATGATATGTCCACTCGGACTATGCTCAACCTGCGGATTGACCACAGGCCCATCGACACGAATCGTCACCGGACTCGGAGCACTACCCGTGTTAGTAAGGCTCACGCTACCCGACGCGGTTGCTTCAGACCACACCCACGTTGATTCACTGCCAGTATTAAGGTCCTCGAAATGATAGGGGAACGTCATACCGCCCTGAGTGTGCGGCAACCCGGTGCTTCCTCTCACTGACTGTGTATCGTAAAGATACGAGTCCAAAGCAGTTAATCCGATACTGAATTTGAGAATGTTCACACCAGCCCACTCCACCAGCGGAGCTGAAGACGACTGCATGACCTGCACCTGACGGCTGATATTCCCCAACTCCACGACAAGCGACTGACTGGTGATGTTGAACGACCGTTTAAACGCATCCCAAGCGTTGATGCAGTTTTCCGTGCATTTGCCGATAATATGACCCTCGACACTGATCGAGCGACCCTGAGCCACTGGAATATTGCTAAACCAGCCATCCGACCACGCTTTATCTTTGGTCTGCAAGGTCGAACCAACACCGTCGAACAATCCCGAAACGTTCTGAAACGTTACGTGCCACTCACACCCATACGAGTCAGTCCCATACAATGGGAACCCGTTCAGGGTCAGACGAACGTCGCGCGGGTCAAGGGTAAAGATAGCCATACCCTCAGTCTACCCGCGCGGCTTGTCACACGTAATGGAAATTAATCACCCTAACGGTTTCCCGTGCCGCCGCGTTCGGGTCAAGCGCGTTCACCGTGATAGGCGCGCTCACACGCGGGCCACTGTTCATGTTCACAGGCACCGGGCTAGACATAACTGGCATGGGCGTCACGATGGATGACGGAAGAAGCGAGTTCACCATGTCTTCCACCGGACGAGTGGCAGCACGCTCGTTCTCCGATACGCCACGGCCAAGCCCAGCAGGAATCATCCTACCTATCTCACGGTCGAATACCTTAGACGGGGACGCGATACCCAGCAGGCTCTTAGCACCATCGATGATACCGCTAACCGCGTTCTTGACCGCAGATATGGCGCCGCCGATGGCGTTCGTGATGCCGTTAATCAAGCCTTGAATAATATTCTGTCCAGCGTTCAGCAACCATGATCCGGCTCCGCTGAACACGCCCATGATATGGCTCGGGATACTGGTGATGAAATTCATCATCGAGCTTACGCCACTGCTGACGACACTGGTGATGCCACTCCATGCGCTGCTGACGGCTCCCTTAATACCGTTCCACACACTGCTGAAAATACCGCTAATACCGTTCAGCACGCTTGAGATAACGCCCGACACTGCATTAATGGCACCAGAAACGATACTTTGGATACCGTTCCAAACACTGGAAACGATATTCTCGATTCCTTCCCACACTCCAGACCAATCACCGTTAATCGCGGCCAATACCGCGTTAATGACATGCTGAATCGTTAAACCCCAAGATTGAAACACTGACTGGATGGCGGGTAGCGCCGCCTGAATCACCGTAGCGATGTTATTGATCACCGGCGTTACCGCAGTTGCGATAACACTCATGGCTTGCATGATGTTGCTCACTATGGTGGACAACACGGGTGCAATGGTCTGAATCGCGGCCATGATGACAGGCATAACGGCATTGTTGAGATTCTGCAAGGCACTCATAAGCGGTTGGAGTGCCGGAAGCACCATCCTAATCGACGAGGCGATGTTATTGATCACAGGAGTTACGGAAGCCGCAATAACACTCATAGTTTGCACGATGTCGCTCACTACGGTAG